ACACAGAAGCACATTGGTGTTAATTTCACCAGTGCTGAACTGACGATGCAGTTGGATGACTTTGCCGAGCGTGTTCTCAAGCCCCGTATCAGCCAGTTGGCTTCCAGCATTGATGCTGATGTCGCCAATGCTTACAAGAGCATTTATGCTTCTGTAGGTACACCGGGTACTCCTCCTGCAACTTCCTTAGTGCTGTTACAAGCACAACAGAAGCTCAATGAGAATGCGGCACCTATGAATGACCGTTACGGTACTGTGAGTCCGGCTGCAAATGCTGGTTTGGTCGAAGGTATGAAGGGTTTTTTCAATCCAACTTCTACGATCAGCAAGCAGTTCGCATCTGGCATGATGGGTACAGGTGTGTTGGGTTACGACGAGATCAATATGTCGCAGTCCATCCAAAGCCTGACCACAGGTACACGCAATCCTGCAAACACCATTTTGGTGAATGGTGCTGTTAGTGTGCAAGGTCAAGCGACAGTTAGCCTTGATGGTGGAACTGGTTCAGCAACATTTGTTGTTGGTGATGTGTTTACGATTGCTGGAGTCAACGCGGTTAATCCGCAAACCCGTGTTTCTTCGGGTAGCCTCCAACAGTTCGTTGTCACCGCTCTCAACACTGCTTCTGGTGGTGCGTGGACTAGCGTAGCTGTTAGCCCTGCAATGTATACAGCGGCTCATGCTTTGGCAACTATTGACGCTTTCCCTGCCGATAACGCAGCGATTACGATCATGGGTGCTGCATCCACGGTGTATCCGCAGAATCTGGTCTATCAGAAGAACGCTATCACGTTCGCCACTGCTGACTTGCTGCTGCCACAGGGTGTTGATATGGCTTCGCGCCAGAACCATAACGGCATCTCGATGCGTATCGTGCGTCAGTACGATATAAACAATGACGTTATGCCTTGCAGAATCGATGTACTGTACGGCTACGGGGTTATTCGCCCTGAAATGGCCTGCCGTCTTTGGGGTTAAGTCGTTAATCCGATGTAAACAAGTGGGTGTTATGGTTATTTACCTACGACACCCACTTCACGGCACCAAGGTTGCCATTGCTGAAGCAGAGGCAGTTTATGACGAAAAATCAGGATGGGAACGTTACAATCCTGATACGCCTGCAATGGTGGCTCCAGTCAATCAGATGGAAGTGAAGCGGGAATACGTAAAACGTAAAACATCTGGAGTGAAACATAATGACGAGCGCACTCGACCAAATTAATGCTGCACTCAGACTCATAGGGCAACTAGCTGAAGGTGAAACACCTTCTTCGGAGACGGCAAACGACTCACTGACGGCAATGAACCAGATGGTGGACTCGTGGTCAACTGAGCGTCTTGCCGTATTCGCTACCCACGACCAAGTATTCACCTGGCCCCCAAACGCTGTTACCCGTACTCTTGGGCCAACAGGTGACTTCGTAGGCATTCGTCCAGTCCAGATTGATGACTCTACCTACTTTCGTGATCCTGGTACTGGTATCAGTTACGGTCTCAAGATCATTAACGAACAGCAGTACAACGGGATTGCCGTAAAAGACGTTACCAGCACCTTCCCACAGGTTCTCTGGATAGATTACGGCTTTGAGAATCTTTCAATGTCTGTCTACCCAGTTCCCACTCAAGCGCTGGAATGGCACATTGTCTCGGTTACAGAATTGTCTCAGCCTGCGATGTTGTCAACTGCACTATCCTTTCCTCCGGGTTACTTGAGAGCTTTTAAGTACAACTTAGCCTGCGAGATTGCTGCTGAGTTTGGGGTTGAACCAAGTCCTCAAGTCATGCGGATTGCAATGACCAGCAAACGGAATCTCAAACGTATTAATTTCCCAGGTGGCATTATGACGATGCCTTACCCGATCATAGGAACAAGGTCGAGATTCAACATCTACTCTGGTCAGTTCTAAATGCGGACACCCATACTTGGCCAATCTTATGTAGCGCGGTCAGTCAACGCTGCGGATAACCGTCTCATAAATTTGTACCCAGAAGCAACACCTGATGCTGGCAAGGAAGCAGCATTCCTGACTCGTGCGCCAGGACTGCGAGACTTAGTTACTGTTGGAGTAGGCCCAATTCGAGGATTGTGGAGCTATGCGGGTGTTGGATATGTGGTATCCGGCCAAGAACTCTACAGTCTGAATACAGCATGGGTGGCGACCCTCATTGGAACGATTGCGGGTTCTGGCCCTGTCAGTATGACGGACAACGGCTACATGATGGCAATTGTTACCAATCCCCTCATGTACACCTACAACGGTGTTGCTTTAACTCAAGTCACAGACCCTAACTTTGTTAGCGCTGCTACGGTGGATTTTGTTGATGGATTCTTCATTTACAACGAGCCGGGTACGCAACGTCTATGGTCAGTATCAACACTCAATCCGGCCTCTGGTTCAGCGATTGATCCACTGGTATTCAATTCACTCGACTTCACAACAGCCGATGGTTCGCCAGATTTAGTGATTGCTGTCAAAGCAAACCACCGAGAACTATGGGTGTTTGGAACAAAAACTGTTGAAGTCTGGTACAACGCTGGTCAACCGAATTTCCCCTTATCGCGCATTCAGGGTGCATTTAACGAGATTGGCTGTGCCGCTGCTTATTCAGTAGCCAAGATGGACAATGCAATGTTCTGGCTTGGTGCTGATGCCCGTGGTAGTGGCATTGTTTATAAAGCCCAAGGCTACAGTGGACAGCGTATCTCTACCCATGCGATAGAGTTTGCGATTCAGGGATATGCTGATATTTCGGACGCGGGACTTCCTATTGCTTGAATCTGGGGACTACCTTTTGGATGAAGACGGTGGTAAGTTTATTTTGGATACTGGCAGTGTCGTGGTGGCTGGTGAAGACCCACAAGTTATGCTTCGCTGGTCAGATGATGGTGGGCACACCTGGTCAAGTGAGCACTGGGCACCAATGGGCAAGATCGGCCAGTATTACAAGCGAGTGATCTGGCGCAGACTTGGCATGACTGAAAAATTAAGAGACCGGGTTTACGAGATTTCTGGCACTGATCCAGTGAAGATTACGATTATGGGTGCTGAATTATCAGCGACACCTACAAATGCATAATATCACCAGTATCCCGAATATACAGGTTGATTTCATCGACCCAATTACTAGCAAGATTGCTCGTCCGTGGTATCTGTTTCTGGAAAATTTGTGGACTCTACAGGGAAGTGGAACTAGTGACACGACAATCATGGATTTACAAAAAACACCACCACAGGTAACAGTAGAAACCATAGCTCAGTTGTCGCCGAATTTGGATGAGTTCAGGATAACTCCACCAATACTTCTCAACGTCCCTGTCAGTTCATATTTAGTCACCCCATTTACGAACGTCGCTTCAATCCTTGTAACGCACAATTTTGACAAGTACCCAGTGGTGAATGTCATCGACAATACAGGCGAGACGGTAGTACCATTGACCATTATTTATGATTCTCTAAATGCTTTTACCGTAACCTTCTCCGCCAACACCACAGGCAATGTGCTTGCCGTAACAGGAACTTAATATGAGCGTCACTCTTTCACCCGTTGCCGGAGCAGCATGGCAGCTCTTTGACAACAACGGCAACCTGCTGGTAGGCGGCAAACTCTACACGTATGCTGCTGGTACAACTACTCCTCAAACTACCTACACGACAAATGTTGGAAATGTAGCCCATACAAATCCCATCATCTTGGATTCTGCTGGTAGAGTTCCAGGGGGTGAAATTTGGCTGACAGGCATCATTCTTTACAAGTTTGTACTGCATGATTCTTTGGACAACTCGATTGGCACTTGGGACAACATTTCCACCATCAATGCCAGTAATGTAGGCAACACCCCTGCTGGGAATATAGCAGCTACTGATGTGCAATCTGCACTCAACGAGCTGGATACAGAGAAAGCCGCACTTACAGGCGCAGCCTTTACCGGAGCTGTATCCGCTACCACAGGAACCTTTTCTGGTGCTGTATCGGCCACTACAGGCACCTTTTCTGGTCGTGTAACTTCTACTGCTGGTGACATGAATCTCAAGGCTGGCACTGCCCTCAGTGATGCCCCAGCAGTACTGACTGGTTCACAGCTTGTTGATGGCCTGTTCTTGATTACACCAACTGTTGCACGAATACTTACATTAGATAGTGTGGCTAATATTCTTGCTGCAATTCCAGGGAGTGTGACTAACAGTAATTTCTTATTCACTATTGTCAATACTGCTGCGTTCGACGTAACGCTTGCTCTAAGCGCGGGCGTAACTCTGTATGGGAAAGCAGTTGTCAACAATGGCTCGTCCACTTGGTTAATTAGGCGAACATCGGATACTACCTTGGAGTGCTGGCGTTTGGAGGGAACTACAGGTGTTGGTGTCGGGCAAACTTGGGAGGATGTAACAGCCAATCGAGTGTCGGGTGTGACCTATACAAACAGCACAGGCAAGCCAATTATGGTTGGCATATCTTGCAATCAAACTAACGGAATAACTGTCGTCATTGGTGGAGTAACTACTTTCAGTGCGGCTGCATTTATACAGCATGCAACCTTCAGTTTCATTGTGCCTGTTGGGGTAACTTATGTCGTAACAGCCTCTTTTGCAATAGCGGTTTGGTCAGAGCTTCGTTAACGTATGAAACTCGATACGCCCACAGTTACTGATCTCACCAACATGCAGCATACGCATGCGAGTGCTGCGCAGGGAGGCGTTATTGTTGTTGGCGTAGGAACGGTCACATCTGTCGCGCTGACAACACCGACTGGACTAACCACTGGTGGTTCTCCGATAACCGCAGCAGGAACGCTGGCAGTCACTTTCACGTCTGGATACGCCATACCTACCACAGCGAAACAGACTGAGTGGGACACTGCTTTTACAGATAATCTCAAGTGGGATGGTGGCTCTACCGGCCTCGTTGCTGCCACTGGCCG